TTACACTTTAGTAATCTCCTCCACTACATATTGGTCTTTTACTTTCTTGCAGGTACATACGAAGAATTCCGGATGTTTCAGAGCTCCTTGTAAAGTATCAGGAAGAATCATTTCTTTAGTACGACGGTCCATTGCAACCGTTGCATACAGGATACCTTCACTCTCGCATTTCTCTATTAATGCACTTTTTAGTTCTTCTACGCTATATTCCATTTGTGTGATCCTTTGTCGCTGCAAAGTTATGGAAAATATGTATATTTTGTGCAATTATATTCCTGTAATAAATAAAAAAAATAGCTCCCTAGTTCGTCCGCCGACGAGGGAGCTATTAACACAAAAACTAAACTAGACATATTTTTGATAATGTCTGTAAATGACTTCAATCTTAATTAGTTATAGCTGCTGAAAAATGCTAAACGGCACGGTAACAGCAATGTAACTCTTATGAACTGTTCATCTTGAAAAAAATATAGTGTTTACCATGTTGTAATATCACTCACATTTCCATATTTATCTACTGTACATTGAAAGTGTGTCCGTACAGTTGCCCCGAATGAATTTTGCGCATCTACATACGAACGAATGATTACTGAATTATCATCATTAATCTTATATTTTGATTCTTCATCAAATTCTGTTGCAAATTTTGCAGTTGAAGGAGATTTTAATTGTAGCTTTATCTCTTTCTTTGATGCTTCAAAAGCATTTTTAATTAGCCTTTCCTTTTTTGCTTTCTCATTATCTTCAATAGCATATTTCTGCTCATTTTTCTGATACCTGTTGAACGCTACTCCAAAAACGGAAATAACTGTAATCACTAAAATCGTAGTGAAATATCCACTTTTAGAAACACTCATGAAAAGTTTATCCCGTAAATAGGGGACTATCTTATTCGTGAATATCAATGCTATTATTGCTAATCCTACAATGATTTTAATTAAAATAGGTGCATTCATGGTGGTGTCTATTTACCTATCCGGCATTACGTTCATTCTTTAGCATAGCTAATTCGCCCCTAACTTTTTTGTTGTCCTCTGTTAAAAGCTGAATAGTTTTCATCTGCTCATTAATTGTTCCTTGAAGATTTGCGATGGTGTCGGCGAGTCGAGTTACACGCTCAATATTTTGGGCATCATTATTCACTTCAGAAAGCAACATTTGTCCTTTTCCGCGCAGTAGCCATTCTGCTGATATGTCTTCAAACGAGAGTAAAATAGCATTGATAGTATTTAAACTTACTTCTCGTACGCCATTTAGCTGATTTATGAATGTATTGTCTTTAAGACCACATTTTATGGCAAAAGCTCTATTACTCAAGCTGTAATAGGCAATAATCTCTTTAATTCTACTAATCATATCAAATCAATCAAACGTTAAATACTCTCAAATAGGAATATTTTTAAGATATAAAATTTGCATATACTCTCAAATGAGAATATATTTGCATCATCAATCAATCAATACTCCAAAAGTATGAATAAAATAGCAAATATCCAACCGAAAAGAGAGAAAAGTAACTCCAAAAAGAGAGATTACAGACTTATCGTTGATGGCAAGTTCAATGTAAAAGCAATAATGCAAAGAGCTTGGGTTTATGTTCGTAACTATGGATACTCTTTAAAATCTGCTCTACGAACCTCATGGATTGATGCTCATCTAAAAATGGATGAATATTTTGCAGAGCAGGATATGCACAAAGCTGCTGCAGAGGGAACCTTATTTCCAAAGAAGAATCTTTCTCTTTCTGACTTTTACAGCGATCCTTGTGGGAACTTGGCTATGGGGTATGTGACTAAGTAACTAATCAAATCAATCATAAAAATCAATTATTATGGAACTACAAGCAATGACTAAAGCACAGCTAATTGATAAAGTAGAAGAACTGTCTACAAATCTTGATAAAAGTACTATTGATGGAGCTGAATTAAAAGCGAAAGCCATCGAGAATGAGAAGATTATTAAGGAGCTACGTGCCGAGAATGAATCATTGAAAAATGAAGTAAAAGTACAGAAAGAATCGACTGACATGTACAAAGGATGGTGGCAAAGTGAGTCCAATAAGCTTGCAAAGGTTAAAGAATCTCTGAATGCTGCTTCTGTTGTTCTTCGTGCGATTACCAATGAAGCTACTAACTAACCCTCACTAAGTCAAACCAAACCACCGGTTATCCGGTACCCAGTCCGGTCTAAGAGCCTGCCTTTGAAAGGAGACTGGGAACACAGAGAAGAGTTCTTTGACATTTTGGAAAACATATATGGCTTACGTAGCAGGAATACGAAGCTCGTGAGAGTAGGTAGTGGGCTGTAGTAAGACGGTGGTTTGGTACACCGGAGTAGCACCGCAATCAGCAATAAAAGCGAGGTGCAAAAAATACCCTGTAACCGAATAGCAGAGGATTTCGGTAAGTATATAGATAGAATTAAAGTGAATAACATACAAGAGCGATGTAGCTCAATTGGTTAGAGCGCTGTGTGTGGTGGATGGTTGAGAGTTCGAGTCTCTCAAGAAACACTCTTAGCTTAACGGAAGAGCACCACAAGCAGAGGTCGGCGGTTCGAATCCGCTCATCGCTCCTTTTATTAATTCATAAATACTACAATAATGGAAGAAAAGAAGAAAAGTATTATGTGCGTCATTCGTGAGATGGAAAAAGACGCAAAAGAAATTTTTCCAATTTCTAATAGGACATATATCCTGAACCTAATATCTTACAGATTAAAGGATAAGGAGCCTGACAAGAAATGGGGAATTAAATCTGATAAAGATAATGGTATTGTCACTGTGACAAGAATTGAGTAACCAGCTATTTTTAGGACTATGGAAACTATTAGGGGTGAAATGGCTGAAATATTGCTGGATAATATTCTCCGTTTGTTTTCGACAGAGATATTCGGGAAAGATAAGTCAGCATACTATGTAGGGGGCGAGAAAAAGTTGATTAGTCTCATTGAGGCAGGTAAGATTGAAAGTGATAAGCCTGCAAATGTTCAGAATGGCAAATGGCATTGTAATGCTGCTCAAGTATTGCTGCATTGTCGGTGTGCAAAGAAAGTCAAACGTAAAAAACGGAAAAAATGAAAACATTGAAAATTGTTCATAACATTTTTACGGTAGTTGCCTTACTGGTAGCTATGTATATAGGTAGAGGAATCGAAGCGACAAGAGGTGATATTGCTTGGTCATATATTATATTCTTCATAGTGGTTGTGCTATTGGCTGTAAGATTCATATATGAAGATAAGAAACAAAATAAAGATAGCCTGTGAAGGTCTGCATTGCTTAATTTTATTAGTCATGATTAGCCCGGTTCGCCGGGCACTTGTCGGGGTAGCTCAATGGGTAGAGCGCATGGCGTACATTCTTGGGAGAAAAACAGAAAATTATATGGCGTTCTGATGCCTTTCAGAATAATGACTATGTTTCTAAAGGAGTACTAGAAGAGTTACATGAGGTCAGCGGTTCGAATCCGTTTCCCAGCTCAACTCTAAATGAGTTAAGTAACCCGTGAGGGTGAATATATCAAATCAATCAAAGTAGCCGGTAGTGTCCGGCTACGAATTGAAGGAATGGCGAAAGAGGCAGACGCGCTACTCAACAATAGGGAATGTCAGCCCTTAGATGTAGTGAGCATGACAACTCATCCCGGTTCGATTCCGGGTTCCTTCACAGAGATAATTCTCATTTATGTTTAACCAACAATACCGAAGTAAGGAGCTTCGTAGGGTGTGAGTCCCTTATTTATTTGATTTAAGTGTTCTACATCTATCCCGGTGTGCTCTGATCGGCTATCCGGGAGCAAAGTAACTCGTGAGAGTGAACTCATGTTTTTCATAGTATTATTATTTTTTAGAACTTGAAGTCCACATCATAGCGTTGGTGTGGCAAATACGGGGATGCGTAGTAGGATTACGTTTGATTTACAGTAGCACGTGGTAATGTAAGTATGGTACATGAAGATAGGGAGTAGCTACCCGAAAATAGTGCAAAAGGAATCAACCTTTCAGGAGTTCGAATCTTTTCATCTCCACATTTGTCGTGTTTTATTTTTGTGTTTGTGTTTCCAAGTGGACGGTTCGTGAGAATAGTTCACTTAAAACGGACGGTTAGCTTATCGGTTAAAGCTTTGTGTTGCGCAACCAATTTATAACGATTGAGACAGGTTCGATTCCTGTACCGTCCACACTTCTGATTCTATTGAAGAAGGTCTCTACACATCTCTTTACACGTGGACGTGCGACGGTGGAAACTGTTTGTGAAAACAAGTGATATAGATAGCTTTGAGTAACATTCTCCATGCGACACGGTGAGCTCTGTGTAGACTATGAAGCTTTGGCGTAATTGGTAGGCGCGCTCAATATCAGAGTTGGTTCAGTGGAAATCTGTATATGAGTATCGTAGGACCCTTCGAGAAAGTAGACACCCAGTGCAGGTTCGAGTCCTGCAAGCTTCACAAGCTCGTGAGAGTTATTTAGTAGTTTTGTCGTGTTTTATTTTGTGTGTTTGGTACATGGTTCGTGAGAATAGTGTACCTTTTTTAATTGGAGAAATGGCGGAATTGGTAGACGCAAGTATGCAGATAGATTGAAGAAAGTCATACATAGGTAATCTATCGTCCCGGTTCGAATCCGGGTTTCTCCACACCTAACCAGTTATAGATGTCGTGTCTTTATTTAGTGTTGTATCATGATAAGATGTAATGGTTCGTGAGAATAGTACATCTTTTTTTATTTGGGCGGGCAGTATTCTTGGATGAAACATTACAGAGTGCGCACAATGTAAAGAGGTCGGTTCGATACCGGCACCGTCCACATATTTAGATGTGCATAAATCAGCGGGAGCCGTACACCCTTTAAGCGTAGCCGATCCATAAGGTACATTGGACTTTTTTCATAGAAACATATGCTTTTCTGCCTGTACAATATCGTACAGGCAGTTTTTTGTTACTAAAAAAGGCGTTAAAATGGCGAAGTTTCTGTTTGCACATCTTGTCAATAAAAGATAACTTTATAGATGTAAAGAATTAAAAGTCAAACCATTAATTTCAGAATTATGAAAGAATTAGTAACCATTCAGCAAAAGCTGAAAGCCCCCAAAGGGCAGTATAATACTTTCGGTAAATACAAGTACCGTAGTTGTGAGGATATTCTTGAATCAGTGAAACCTGTTCTTGCTGAAACCAAGTGTACGTTAACTCTAAGCGATGAGATGATCGCAGTAGGTGACAGGATCTACGTAAAAGCAACTGTTACTTTGACTAATGACAAGGGAGAAAAAGAAGTGACTACTGCTTTTGCAAGGGAAGAAGAGACAAAGAAAGGAATGGATGGGAGCCAAATCACTGGGGCCTCATCTTCTTATGCAAGAAAGTACGCTCTTAACGGTCTGTTTTGCATTGATGATGCGAAAGACAGCGATTCAACCAATACTCATGAAAAGGAAGATACACAACAGCCTGCAAAAACACCTGCTAACACTGCTCCTGTATATACAGGTGCTCAATTAAAAAAGGCTATTGCTGACATGCTTGCTGTCAAAAGCAGAGCTGAACTTGAAAAAGTATGGTATGGTAATCCAGCTATGCAAAATGATAAAGAGTTTGTAAACGCCTGTATGAATATGGGCAAAATTTACCCGGCACAATGATAGAGTTAGTTAAATCGAGTGTGGTTTTCTCGGAAGAGAACCACACATATTTTCTTGGTGAAAAGCAACTAAAAGGTATTACCGGAATGATTAGCCGGCAGTTATTTCCCAATAAGTATAAGGATATTCCAGAATACATATTGAAAAGAGCTGCTGAAAAAGGTAGTCGTATTCATGGACAATGCCAGTTTGCTGATGTAACAGGATTACCACCCGAGAGTATTGAAGCTATTAATTAT